GAGAAGATGAAATGTAAGTGTGGTCCAAATTCTGATTGCGACTGTAATATAACATTTTTTCCTACATATCTTGTAATATTAGAATTTAAAAACATTAAAAGACAAACAGACTTTCCTAATCATGATTTAATTAAAAAAGAAGAATGGAATTATTGTATTGATAATCGGTTTCCATCATCTGAAGAATTATTATCTGCTTATAAGGCACTTATAGATTTACCTGAAGGATGTAGTTTTACAAATTATCATCGTGAAGAAGATTTGGCATTTTATTTAGCATATTACGATGAATATGAAAATGGTATAAATAAGTATGAATTATCTGATAAGCGTATGGGAGAACTGAAAGAAGTACTTGATTCATTCTGGGAACTTAAAGAACGCAAAAGGGCTGAAGCGCAACAGGCATTTAAAGAAAGGCAGGAGACTTATAAGGCTCTTAAAGAAAAAGAGGATTCTGTGGATAAATCAAAAAACTTTTTATCAGCTGATAAAATAATTGGTATAAATACTGTTGGAGCTTCACTTAGGTCTGAAACAGATAAATTAAGAGATGAAGATAATCTTATAGCGCGTATTCTTAAGGATATTAATGAACCTATGAATGAATATAGCAAAAAATAATATTGAAATATGATTTAATTATCTTCTTCAAAGCCTGTTGTAAATTGTAAATACTCGTTATACTCTTGAATAGTAGGTATTCTTATAATAATGAAATGGGTCCTATTAATTTTGCCAATCAATCTGATATCCTAATAATTCTTCAACTTTTTTAAACAAATTAGAGTTAAAGAACCCTTTGTTTGCGGATAATGGACTCGGATGAACTCCTGTTATGATTTTCTCTTTATTTTTAATAAGAGGGACTTTTTCTTTTGCGTTATTTCCCAATAATAGGAAAATAGCATTTGGATTGTTTTCTGAAATAAATTGGATAACATCATCTGTAAACTCTTTCCATAACTTCGCATGACAATTTGGTTTATGAAGTTCAACTGTTAATGCTGTATTTAATAGGAAAATCTTCTGCTGTGACTCCCATTTTGATAAATCTCCATGTATAAACTTATAATTTCGTTCAGGAAATTCTGCTTGTAGTTCTTTGTAGATATTTCTGAGTGATGGAGGAATTTGTTCTGTTTTCTCCACTGAGAATGCGAGCCCGTGCGCTTGGTTGGGGCCGTGATAGCAATCCTGTCCTAATAGGACTAACTTTATTTCATTTAATGGCATTTCAAATACTCTGAATACTTGATGTTTTGGTGGATATACTGGAAGCGGATTATTCTCATAAATACTATCAAGGTCAAACTCATATTGACAAAAGAGTGGAGCCCATGATTCATGATAATTTGTGGTCATTTTTGGTTTGATGACTAAACTGTTTTGGCTTTAAGTTCAAATTTATTTATAAACATATGCTTATTTTTTAAAGAAATAACATCCTATTATTCTATTTTGTAAATAATTATCAGAATTTGTAGTTTTACTAACTAACTGTTTTTTTGGAGGATTATGTGTCCTTGGTATTTCACCATATTTAACCTCTGATGGATTACTGACCATATCTCCATAAATAAAATCATAATTTATTAATTCGTTTATTTCTATATCTGGTTTATTACATTGACGAGATAAAGATGTTATATTTACCCATTCTTTACCTTTAAGGGATTTAAATTTTAATGTATTTGGTATAATATTTGGGATTGAAAAAATAAATATAGCTATTTCATTACTAAATAGTTTACTCTTTTTTTCACCCCAATCTAAACAGTCTACTACTTTTCTTGATAGATAAAAACCTGGTCTTAATCCAAAATCTAAACATTGTCTTCCTGCCCCATGATAAATTCCTTTACAAATAGAATCAAATGATTTCCAAGATGCTACATGATAATAATATGTTGAATTATTTTCAATATGATTTATTGAATTTGTTATAGTATTAATATTATTTTCTAATTTTATAGAACATTTATACGGTATATTCATAACCCTTATATATTTATTTTTATTATAATTATATTCAAACCATTTTAAAGTTATATTTTCATTCATGTAAAATAATGTATTTATAGATGTAATAGGGTTATATTTACCTTGAATATATTCTATAGCTATATCTATAATTTGTGTATCTGTATAGCATTCACCAGCAAGAGGTTTTAATACTATTTCTAAATAATTAGCAATTTTTTTATTAATACCTATATTTATTAAGGTTAATGAAATATTATCAGATATTCCATATCTTTTTATCCAAGATGAACTAAATCCAGTAATAATATGGTTGTCGTTATATCCATCAATCATTTCATCATTTAAATCTTTAAGATTTTTGCTAATAAAAGATTTATTCCATCCTAAACTATATAATTTTTGTTTTAAAATATTTGTTTCTTTTACTTTTTTTATACTTGTTGATGGTATTTTTCCACCACCATTTAATATAGTATCTAAATTATAAAAATATTCAATCCAAAAATTTGACATTGTTCATATTTATATATTATATTTTAAATCGGAGTAATAGATAAATGTCATCATCTTATGAATTTAATAGAACATTTAAGATTCAAGTATGGAAACAGGTATTAGAAGATTTTAAATCTGAAAAGGATGTTGAGAGCATTGTCTACAGAAGTCTAAACAAGGAAGAATATGACACATTTCCAAAACGATTTGATAAAACAGATATAGAGTTTATTCAAAAAGATTGTGTATATAGCGCTATTGATAACATTCGGCTTGGATATAATCCTCTTCTTCTAAATATGGCAAGTAATTATGTCCCTGGTGGTGGAGTCCGAAAAGGTTGTGCTGCACAAGAGGAGGAATTATTCCGCAGGAGTAATTATTATCGTCATTTACATTCTAAATATTATCCCCTTGAAGAAATGTGGAATGTTATTTCTGAAGGTGTTGTCTATTATAGACTTGGAGCTGAATCAAATTATGAACTCATGAAATTTCCTACAAAGATTGATTGTATTGCTGCAGCTGCCTTAAGACACCCTACGCTTGACAGAACTGGAATGCGATTTTATGACAAAAAAGAAGCAGACCTTTTCAAAGATAAAATTCGTATGCTATTTTATTCTTCATATAAACATGGAAACGATTGTTTAATTCTGTCTGCTTGGGGATGTGGTGCGTTTGGATGTCCTACAGAACATGTTGCAAGGCTTTTTAAGGAAGTTATTGAAGAAAAGCAGGGTTGTTTCAAAAAAATAGTGTTTGCTATCTTTGATGATGATAATTTTCAACGGTTTAAGAAAGGATATGAACACGGTGTAGGAGATTTGAATAAATTACAAGATAGATATACGGAGAAGGTTCTTGTTATTAAAAAGGATTGCTAATTTAAAATAAATATTACCTATAAATATAAGATGATAAAATCTGTTAAGATAAATGATAAAATATATAATACAATAATTATACCTAAAGGTACTATATTATTTAGAGGTGTAAATATAGTTGATGAAAAAAAATATTATAATATATTTAATGATTTAATTGGTTATAGAAATGATAAATATTTTTCTATATCACCTATAATGAATGTATTTTTTTATCCTGTTCCTTATGTATCTGATGCTGTAAATATATATAATACACATATAATGTATATAACACAATATGATATAGAAATATTATTAATGATTAAACCATCCAATATAACACGCGCAAATAAGAGTAATAAATATAGTAATGTAATAACTACCTGTAATAATATATCACAAAAGGATAAATGTGGGTTTGAAATGAGTGCTATTGACCCATGTTTTACAGATTTAATTATTGATAAATACCCTCATATAGACGGATATATTACAATAGCAGAACAAGATGCTAATACTTTTAAAAAGAAATATAAAAATATTATTGAAAAATATAAAAATATTGAAAAAGCATCACATATAATACCAGGTATTATAGCAGATAATCGTGACATTCAAGGTATTCCTGAAATTGTATTATTCCCATTAAGATTTAGATATAATGAATGTTTTATGATTAAGGAAAAGTTTAAAGGGCCTTCATCATTTGTTAGATATTGTATTAATAACAGGGCTCAATATAATTATTTTCCTCTATTATACTTTACATCTGATAATATATATACATTTAATGATTTATCATCAATAAATAATATACAATCTATAATTAAATCAAATAGAGTATATAATGGCGCCAATATATTAAATAATACACATAATTATCTTAGTGAAAAAAATACTCAAATACCAAAAATTCATAATAATATTAATATTATTTTTAATAAAATGTTAACAGATGGATATATAATTAATGGTATTAAATATACTATAAAAGTAAATAAAACTTTAGGATTCTATAAATTATTTATAGAGTATAATAATATAAGAAATAATTTTACAAAAAAACAAAAAAATATAATACATACATTTAAAGATGACGGATTTATGGAATATTTAAAATCATCTATTACATTTCCAAATAATAAAACATTAAATAATATATATATGAATCATAAAGAATATTTAGATACATACTTAACTAATTTATATAATAATGGTTATTCAACAAAAAAACGATTTAAATTAAATAGAGGAAATCCAAATAGTTTAATATTAGATTACTATATAGATAAGGTTATAGATATACCTCAACTAAAAAAATACACTAATATAAGAAAACAAAAATACAATAAAACTTATAAGAATATTATGAATAGGGATAAAATATTACAAAGTATATATGATATTAATCTTAGTAATATAGATTCTGTAAATAGTGATTTTAATTCAGAGTAATTAATAAATATTCTTTCTTAATGATAACTTTCCATTCAATATTTAAACCACATACTTGAGCCCTTGTTTGTAGTTGTTGAATAAGATTTTGAAAACTCTTGTTCGATGGCCTTTTATTTTTCAGTTGATTCTCTAAAGAATACCATAATGTTATCCAGAAATTAATTGATTTATAATTTGATTCAAAGAATGAATTCCTTGGTAATATAAACTCCGTTTTTGCGTCATTCCTTTTAATATGAGTTAAATACTCCTCAAAAGAATTACGCCATTGTTGTTCCAAGAAAATACTCCGTTTAATAAACTCCTGAAGACCTGGTAGAATCAGTGGGTCAAAACTCTGAATTCCTGGAATTAACTTGTCTCTCATTTGCCCCCTTTTACTCCATGAAGGAGTTGAGTCGTAAAGATGTGGGATTCCTGCATGGTCTGCATAAAGATAAATTTCCTTTTTATATATAGAAAGCATTGGTCTAAGTATTGGGACTCCTTGTTCATCTGAAATAGGTTTCATTCCAAAGAGATTGTCAAAATGAATCTGTTTTGATAAATTCTGGAAAATATTCTCAAAACAATCATCCAAATTATGTCCTAAGAT